GTATTAAAAATTACAAGAACCTAACATTGCAATGGAGATCTTGAGAACGAAATCGCAGTCAGCTGCAGTGGTTATTGGAATTTCCAAATTCTTCGATGAGAAGGAAAACCGTGATGTTATTGTGACTGCTTCGGATTTCAAACGTAACAATGCTTTCATTTTCAAAGATTCTGGTAACTATTTCCTTGGCTTAGAGAATATTTTCCGCAATTCACTTGATGAACTAAAGGATATACTGATTTTAGCTGGTGGCTCAATTTCAAAGAGTAAGATCACTCAGGCCGGGTTGTCGCACATGATAACCTTTCTTGAGAAATTGTGTCTTAGTGATGACGCTGGTGTGAACAAAGCTTTGATCTTTATCGTCTTTCAGATTCATGATAGCTCACAACGCAGAGGTGGTGTTTGTACTCTTTTCGATGTATTATACAATTACCTCGTACAGCGCAAACTGAATCAGGAGAGTGAGTTCTTAAGCTATGGCACGTACAAGGAAAAGAAGTACATATACATCAATGGGAAGACAGTGACTTACGTGTGCAAGAACGCTGATGCTCTGACTATTAAAGAATTGGCTAATTCAAAATCACATATGACGTATGCTGATACTATTGGAAGTTTTCGCAAAAATGCAAGTGGGATGGACGCAGTGACTTTCTTAACAGTAAAAATGGACACAATGCATACTGCTTCAATTTTTGGGAAGACGTACAACATTGGTCAGCTGTACTACAGACAGTTGAATGTTGAAGTCAATACTTTGAAGAAGGTGTTAGCCAATATTGATGATCATTCAAGGGTTAAGATGCACGGTAATTCACGTGATGGCTTTGTAAAACGTCTTGATGATGCTGGGAAAAGTCGTGCTACTGGCTTGATCAGAGCTTTGGATCATTCCAACTCGATACGCTTCAAATCAATTGGCATGGGTAGAGATGAGAAATTGTCATACGTAGTCGACAGCTGCTTCATCAGAAAGATGCAAAATGGAAGAGGATTATGTGTTACCATTGATAACATAAACAAACTGATTGAACACAAGTTAGTTCATGATTGCGGTATTGGACGTACATGTAGTTGTGGAGCTAAGGCTTGCGATGATGAATCACTGTTGGATCAGTTAGCGGAGCGTGGCCATGATGTTGTCGCTAATGCTAAAGAGGCTATGTCAGCTATGTGTGATGATGAAGAACATGCTGAAAAAATAGCTGTGACTAAGTCAGATGCAAAGTTGGATGATAGGATTGTACAAGGTAAGGGATCACGTTATATGTCTGCAAGTGTATACAGATCACGCCTGAATACAGAATCCACTACTACTAATAACGCTCAGAGTCCCGTTTCTGACCCTGTCAATGCAAGTGCTAACGTAAAAACGTCACCAGCTGGTACCCACACTGATGAATCAGTGATGAAGAAGGAAGATCATGGAGTTATTGTTAATGAAAGCACAACATTTAAAATTAATTCAGATGTTGTCTTTGACGCCGCAGAGGCAACTTTTGCAGACACAAGCTCCGGTTTGTCCTCATTGCTAAAAACTAAGATGAAGTTTTGATTATCGATTAGTCGATTGTCTTCGATTCTCATCTCAGAATGAGAGTTTAGAATCGGTGGTTGATAGGGTCATCCACGCCCTGTCCTGCTGACGAACTCTCGTTCGGAGTCCATTGTTTTGTTAGAGGTGTTGTAGCGCCTAGGTAATTTAGAACTGAC